AGCTCAAAACGATATCTGAGCAATGTCGCCAGGGACGTCAAGAACCTGATCGACAAGGCTGCGGCCCATGGCGATGCCGCGGATTATGATCTGAGGCACCCTGCAGCGCCAGGATTCGCCACAAAACGAGTCTCTACGCTTTACAACGCGGCGGGTGAGGTTACGGTCCAGTGGCACATTCAAGAGCCAGAAAAGGCGCAAATTGACCGCCTACTGGCTGAATTCGTTGAGTCCTACACTGACAGCATGAGGGGCTATCACAAGCCCAAGGCCGGTCCCAAAAAGACTGATTCAGACTACGCCAGCTGCTACCTGATAGGGGACCATCACCTCGGAATGTACGCCTGGGGGGAAGAGACAGGCGGCGAAGACTACGACACTGACATCGCGGAGCAGATTCTAGCGGACGCCGTGGACCGCCTGGTCAACGGGCAGTCAATTCAATCTGAGCATGGCTGGTTAATAAACTTGGGTGACTTCCTGCACGCCAATGATACAACCTCGATGACACCGGCATCCAAGCACCTGTTGGACACTGACGGACGATTCGGCCGGGTGATCAGGGTAGCCGCCAGGTTGTATAAGCGCATGGTCACTACCATGTTAAAACGCCATAAACATGTCACTATTTTCAATGTCAGGGGCAATCATGATCCAGATGCCTCACTTATGATAAACGCCTTACTTCAAGGCTACTATGAGAATGAGCCCCGTGTAACAGTTGTGGACAACTACAACAAATTTCTGTGGAAAAAGTGGGGCCAGTGCCTCGTGACTATGCACCATGGTGACAGGGTTCCGCCTAACCGGCTATATGAGGCAATCACGGCGAACCTAAGTAAAGAGTGGGGCGAGACCTCATACCGGGTCTGCTGGACTGGACACCTGCACAGTAAGCTTGCAATGGACTTGGGCGGCATGAATTTTGAGCGCATGAACGTGCTCCCTCCCAGTGACTCTTGGTCGGCCGGCGCGGGTTTTACGCAAACAGAGCAAATGCGGTCGATGACCTGTGTGGTTTTGCACAAGGAATTTGGCGAAGAAATGCGCTATAGGGTAGGAATACGGAGGCTGCGTGGTAGCAAAAGTAAGAATTGAGCTCGAAGAAATTGAGGGTTTCATGAGAATCAAGGTCAAAACAGACTTGAACGATTGTACTTTTCAGGAGAAGATGCTGGCTGAGATCATGCAGCACGATCTCCAGGTTTTGATTCAGGAACAGCAGCAGCTTGACGAGGTTGTTGTCCACTGAAAAAAGCGGCCCCCCGAAGGGGGCCAAGAAGAGTTTGGGAGAAGGGGACTCCCGCGCCCTTGGAGAGGTACTACATATAGTACAGTACCGTCCAAGAAAGCACAATATCTAGTATCCCCTCGGTGTGGCGAAGCCTGACCGCAACTCTGGCTATGGTGAGTGGACACCTGAAAAACCAACTGCCGCGAGGTGAAACCGAACCAGCATCAACGTCCTGCGCTGTCGAGCCACTGACAACAGGCGACCGGAAGCCCGAAAGGGAGGCCGCTGGCAAGGTGATAGCATCCCACAGAAGTGGGCGGGGGACCGATTCAGTGAGAGGCTGGACGGAATTCTGAGTACCAGGTCATTGACCTTTGACAGATGTCAGGCGGATCCTAGAACAGCTATCGGTTCTGGGCCTTCCGGGGGAAAAGGGCGAAGCATGCCCAAAATAAACAAAAACAAGCGTAAGTGATTGATTTATGGAAGTAAGTTCCTTAGAAAAGCTGCGTGACCGAATCGAGGCGCACTGCCAGCGCAACGGAATCACGGTCGAAGACCATAACCGGAAGATGGACAACCTGCGCCAGAGGGCCATACAAGGCCAGAGAGTGGTCTATCCGATCCTGCACAACCTATACCATTTCAAGTACAGCGCGTGCCTGTACGACCCTTACAGAGACGTAGAATGGATAATTTAGAGCAAAAACCCTGCCAATGCGGTAAAACCATGACCCAGGTCATCAAGGTCACCAAGGACGGCGTCCAGGTGCCGGCAACCCGCGTGGGCTGGTACTGCCAGTGCGGGGCTTTCGACAAGGCAATCGGGCGAGAAATAAAGTTAAATAAACAATAAAAAGTGTTGTTTTTAGGATTAGAGTGTTACATGATTCGTTCGTGGCCTTGTGGTGAGGCCTTAATCAACGGGAGGCAAGAAAATGCAATTAAAACACAACGGTCATGTAATACAAGAAGTGCGCGACGTCTGGCAAACAAAAGCCAGGGGAACAGATGACCAAGAATATCAGCTGTATTTAGATTTGGCTGATGACGGTAAGGGTAATGACTTTACCACTGGCAAGCCGCTTAAAACATACGACGAATGGCTAAACAGCTAAATTAATTGGGAAATCAAATAATGACTCAGCGAGAAAAAGACTTGTATTTTGCCACAAAAAGTATGTATCGCTTTGCCAAAACATGCGCCGGCGTACATCGCGCTAGGCATCAGACATTTGGCGCCAAAAATGCAGACGAAATTTATGGCCGCACAATAAAATCAATTGAGAAACTGGAGAGAGAACATGAGCAAAAGATTTAAGCTGGAACTAGATGAGATTGAGTTGGAATTTCTAAAAGATGCGATCTGGGAGATACAGTATCAAGAAAAGAAAAATGCCTGCAAATTAGTTAGGCAGTGCGAGCCTGACAAGGCGGTTGATAGTTTAGATAAAGCAAACAAAGCCGATGATTTGCTTACTAAATTAAACCTGGCAAAAATAAATGCTGAGTAATTTGAGAAATTATTTAAATAAACGAGAGGTGATCATAATGGCTATATCTAGAGTTATTTTTACGTTCAAAGACATAGGTCAGGATTCCGTAGATATATATGCAAAAACCCCAGAGCTAGAAGGCCGACACTTTACAGAAGAAGAATTGACGCCAGCCGAGCGTTTAACACTTGTCGCGATCTGTGATCTCATAGAAAATCTAGGTCTAGATAAAATCTCACTGAAAGATGAATATAGTGCTTGAGTCCTTACTATGCCTGGCTACTGCAATCTACTTTGAAGCGCGGTCTGAGCCGGTTGTTGGCCAGATCGCCGTAGGGCATGTCGTGATGAATCGAGTACACGACAGCAAGTGGCCGAACAGTGTGTGCGAAGTGGTAAAACAGGGCGTCCATTGGCGCGGAAACCCCATCCGGAATATGTGCCAGTTTAGTTTTTACTGCGATGGGCGAAGTGACATACCAAAAGATTACCAAGCATACGGCCAAGCCGTGATACTCTCACTACCCCTGCTGTTTGATTTTTTGCCCGATATCACAGAGGGATCCCTTTTCTACCACGCAGACTACGTTCACCCAGAATGGGCGGGTCGGCCAACCATGCAGATTGGAGAGCACAAATTTTATGGAACTGCGAGAACATCAGAAGAAGGCAATAGACCTTCTCAGGGGGGAAATTGGAAGGGGGAGCCGTTGTCCAGTATTGGCGGCACCCTGCTCGATGGGGAAGACTTTTATAGCATGCGAGATCATGCGCAGAGTGGTAGAAAAAGATAAAAACAAGAAAGTCGTTTTTTTTGTAGACCGCAACAAGCTTATTCGGCAAACAGCTGACACCCTTGATTCTATGGGTCTTGATTACTCTATACGGATGGGTGACCAGTTTTGGTTATACGATCCTGATAAGCCCATCCAGGTTGTATCAATACAGACAGCCGCACGGCGCCGGCCTATGGACTATGACCTAGCGATAGTCGATGAGTGCCACACGATCCACAAGTCAATGGCAGAGCAGATCCAGAGGTACAATGCGATACCTCACATAGGTCTAAGTGCAACGCCGCTGTCGAAATCACTCGGGAACATCTTCACGAGCCTAGTGGTCCCTATCACGCCTAGGGAACTTATAGCAAAAGGTTACTTAGCGCCGACAGACTACTATGGCGGCAGGACGCCTGACGTGTCCCAGGTCAAACTCAAGCGCCTTGCGAGCGGCGGTACAGAGTTTGATGAAAAAGCACTGGAGCAGGCGGTCCTGAAGGATAAATGTTTGGCAGGTGATATCATAGGGAACTACCGGCGGGTCTGCGGATCTCAGCGTAAACGCGCGTTGTTATTCGCGCCCTCGGTAGCCCACTCAAAGCAGCTGTGCCGTGAGTTCAATGAGGCCGGGATCCCCGCCGCGCACATTGACGGTACAATGGATATAGAACTCCGTGCCGCGATTTACCAGGATTTCAAAGAAGGCCTGTACCAGGTCCTATGCAATTCAAAGCTTTGCACCTACGGGTTCGATGACCCAGGCATAGAAATCATTATTGATGTCACGCCCTCACAGAGCCTGATCAGGAATATCCAAGTGGCCGGCCGGGTGTGGAGGACATCGCCAGGGAAGGAGCGTGGTATTTACCTAGACCACGCCGGAAATATTAATCGCATGCGTTCATTCCCAGAAGACCTAGTCCCGGATAAGCTGGACACCGGCGAGAGGAACTATTCTGAGAGGCGCCTGGTCAAGGAGCGCAAGGAAATCGAGCCTAGCACATGCCCACAATGCACAAGACTGTATAAGTTTAGGTGCGCCTGTGGATACGAGCGGCCAAGGCTGAAGCGGGTACTCACCGACAGCCAGACACTCAAAAAGATAGAGCAATCAAAGACTCAGGAGAAATTCCTGGCAAGCCTACAACTGTACGCCCATGAGAAAGGCTACAAGAGGGGCTTCGTCTATCACACATTCAAGCAGAAGTTTAAGGTAGAGCCGCCCAAGAACTGGCCACGACCAGCTGCGAAGGTTGACCAGGAAGTTAAGAACTTCATCACGCACATGAACATCAGGAGGGCAAAAGGTGGAACAAATTCTGTCGCGGCTTGATAAGGTAAGGCAGCACGGGGACCAGTACGTTGCATGCTGCCCGGTCCACGGGGACAAGAACCCAAGCATGCGAATCAAAGACGTAGGAGATAAAATTTTGATGTATTGCTTTTCCTGCCAGGCAAGAGGCCCGGAGATAATCAAGGCGCTAGGGCTTCCAATGTCGCTGATTTTCAAGGAAAATAGCCCAGACTTTGACAAGAAGCAGTGGCTACTTGATAAGACTAGGGTAGAAGACGATCTATTCATCTCTATCTACGAGGCATCCCAATCTAAGGGTGAAAGGATAAGGTCCAGTGATCTACAGCGATACAGACTTGCCAAGAGCCGACAAGAGGCCAGAGAAGGACAGGCTTAGAAAAGAACTAGAAATGGATGTGGAAAACTACTTGCGATCAGGCGGGACGATAAAGGTCTTTAATAACGGGGAGCAGGTAGCGGAGACGTCACTGCAGACGTTTGATAAGAGGTTTATTCACAACGGGAGGAGTTAAGAGTGAAGACAATGTTCAAAAGGCTGGTCTGCCTATTTAAGGGCCACAAGGATATCTACATGCAGCCATTCGGGTGCCCGGAGAACGAGCGCATAGTCTGCCTTGACTGTGGCCGGACAAAGGACGTATTGATAGAATGAGCAAAGGTTCTGGTCGAAGACCGAGGTCGATAACACTTGAGCAGTTCCAAGAAAACTGGGAACGAATTTTCGGATCCGGTACCACTGACAAGGATGGAGATAGAGCACCTGCTGAACAAGGCGGGGTTTCCGACCTCCAACGAAAAGTTCCTGGAAGTCGTGTTCAGGATAGCCAGGATGATCGAGAAAGCACACGGGATAACGCTTGATGATAGGGGGAAAACCAGAAGATAATGAATGATATAAGAATAATTAACAAAAGCTTAGAGGAGCTCATTCCTTACGCAATGAACTCCAGAACACACTCAGATTCTCAGATAAGCCAAATAGCCGCCAGCATAAAAGAATTTGGGTTTCTCAATCCTGTAATCATAGATAACAAAAACGGCATTATTGCTGGACATGGGCGAGTCATGGCAGCAAAAAAATTAGGATTAGATCAAGTGCCTACTATCGAAGCAGGCCATTTAACTGATGCTCAACGCAAAGCATATATTATTGCAGACAATAAAATAGCACTAAACTCAGATTGGGATGATCAGATTTTAAAGATAGAGCTGGAGCATTTAACTGAGTTAGATTTTGATTTATCTATTTTGGGATGGGATGTTTTGCCGGAATTTTCCGACGACGTTAATTATGAAATATTGGAAGATGATGATGTAGAGCAGCAAATGACCAGCATGACTGATGGGGTCAAAAAAGCCATTCAGATTGAGTTTGAGCTCAGTGATTATGATGAGGCTCAAGAGATTTTCAAGTTTTGGCGTCTGAGAAATGCGTATATAGGTGGAATAATAATAGATCTTTTGACAAAAGAAAAAGATAAATTATGAAGCTAAATCAGTCAGAGCTAGACGGGATCCAATTTTACTACAGGGAAGGATTTTCCGATTTAAAGACGTTTGAAGAAGTAATAGGAAGGAAAACATATTTAAAAAAAGGAATGACCATATCTCCAAAGGAAAACTGGGGAGATTGCGGCGGTAATGTTGGGGCCTTTGCGTTGCTGGCTTGTTCTATGGGGGCAAAAGTAACGATATATGAGCCGGACCCATACAACTGCAAAATGATAGAAAAAAATCTGAAAATAAATGATTTTGATGCTGAGATAAAGCAGGCTGCATTGGTCCATGATGACACAAAAGAAATAATTTTATTTATTGGTAACAATAATAATGTATGGCGCAACTCGATCGTAAAAAAATGGAATAACAAAGGTATAAAGGTTCCATGCTTAAATTTTGACCAAGAAGCGGAAAATTTCGATTGCTGCAAAATGGATATAGAAGGCGCAGAAATGCTAATTCTAGAAAAAACCAATAAAGTATTCGACAAACTGGTCTATGAGTGGAGCTTTGATATAGATCCTAGCCTGCCAAGATTCTGGGATATAATAGAAAAGCAGCAGAAAATGTATAAAGAAATCAAGAATATAGGTAATACAGCTAAATTCATAAGCAGAGACTATGAGGTCTGGCAGGACAGTTGGTTTCCGGCTTGCACTAACGTATATGCGTTAAATATATGATTACTTTAGAACTTGAAAAAATAAATCACACCGTAAAAATTGGTGATATTTGCGGAATAATCCCTGCAAACGTGACACAGGATACTATTTTTGTTTCTGAAGGTGAGGTTATTGGGTTCTATTTGAAAGATATGTCTAGATATAACCATAGAGCCGCTCAATTAGCCGACATCGCCAATAAAGAGCTTAGAACAAGTCGGGTTCCTAAGAGCGTAATGAAAAGGTCTAGCGGGTTTATAGACGGAGACAAAAGCAAACAAGTTGAGCAATATAGCACCATATTAGGTTCCGTACCGCCAAAGCCTCACATGAGGCGGCCTTATGCAACAAGAAGTAGTGTACACAACGTCCCAACGGCAAAAACCTTTGTGAAAGCTATGCTTATGCTGGCAAAAGAAAGCGAAAAAATCATCAAAAGCATAACCCCAGAACTGTACGAACAACAAAAATCGTTAATAGCTGAAAATATAGCCCCGGAATGGAGGTTTGGGGACTTATTTACCAGCAGCATCTCTAATTACAATATAGCGGCTAATTACCATAGGGATAATGGCAATCTAAAGGGATGCAATAACGTAATTATTGCCAAACGCAAGAATAGCATTGGCGGGGATACAACAATCCCTGATTATGGCGCAACAGTAAGTAGTGCTGATAATTCAATGCTTTATTACCCCGCTTGGCGTAATGTGCATGGAGTAACGCCAATAATACCAACCCATAAAGGCGGCTATAGGAATACTCTAGTATTTTATCCTCTTTCTAATTTCCCGAAACCTTAGTTATGGCAAGACCTAAAACAGAATTAACAGAAGAGCAGATCAAAGAGCTTGAGACGCTTTCCGCAGTCCTCAACCAAAAGCAAATAGCAGATTACTTTGGCATACCTCACAGAACTTTCCAGGCTATCCTAGAGCGTGATGAAGAGGTTTCTGCGTCTTATAAAAAAGGGAAATCTAAAGCTATTGCCTCAATAGCAGGCGGTCTTTTAAGGCAAGCCAGGGATGGGAATATAAGTGCAGCTATCTTCTATCTCAAGACCCAGGCAAAGTGGTCCGAAAAAACAGAGATTGACATAAGTGGAGATGCGTTTCCAACACAGATCATTATCAACGGAATCCCACCATCCGAAGAAAATGAACAATCAGATTGATATACCAGAAAAACTAACTCGCGTTTTCAGTGGAGCCGCCAGATATCGTGCGGCTTATGGAGGCAGGGGATCTGGGAAGACAAGAACTTTTGCCTTAATGACGGCTGTTCAAGGTTATCAATGGGGAAACGCCGGGAAAGAGGGAATTATCTTGTGTGCCAGAGAGCATCTGAACAGCCTCGATGAATCAAGCCTTGAAGAAATAAAAGCAGCTATATCCTCTGTCGGATGGCTGAAAGCCTATTACGAGGTTGGAGAAAAATATATCCGCAGCGTGGATGGGCGAATCAATTACTCTTTTGCCGGACTCAGGCGCAATGTGGACTCTCTCAAAAGCCGCAGCAGGATATTAATATGCTGGATTGACGAAGCTGAGAACGTGTCTGAAACCGCCTGGCAAAAGCTTATACCAACTGTCCGAGAGCACAATTCTGAAATCTGGGTAACCTGGAACCCAGAGTCTAAGGATTCAGCGACCCACAAGCGGTTCAGGGTGAACACACCGAACAGCTGTAACATCGTTTCCTGCAACTGGAAAGACAACCCCTGGTTCCCTGACGTCCTCGAGCAGGCGCGTCAGGAAGACCTAGAGAAGCGGCCTGAGATCTACTCCCATATTTGGGAGGGAGACTTCCTGATCCATACAGAGGGCGCGTACTACGCCCATGAGATGCTGCAGGCAGTGGACCGTATCACCGCGGTCCCATACGACCGCCAGGCCTCAGTAATCACGGCCTGGGACTTAGGTATGGCTGATACCACTGCGATATGGTTCGCGCAATATGTCGGCCAAGAGATCCGCATAATCGACTTCTATGAGAACTCCGGCCTGGCACTGGACCACTATGTCAGCGTGCTCAGGGACAAGGGATACAACTACGAGCAGCACATCCTGCCGCATGACGTCAGGGTCAAGGAACTCGGGACGGGCAAGTCACGGATGGAGGTCCTGCAGTCACTAGGCCTTAACGGGGTCGAGGTTGCTCCCATGCTCCCGGTTGAGGACGGGATACAGGCGGTCAGGACCATGATCGACAGGTGCTGGTTCGACATCAACAAGTGCGAGAGAGGCATTGACGCGCTCAGACAGTATCGCCGGGATTGGGACGAGAACGGCAAGGCCTGGAGGGGCAGACCTCACCACGATTGGTGCTCACACGCAGCTGATGCATTCAGATATCTAGCTGTCGGGTACAAGCCCAGGCATGTCTGGGGCGCCCCGATACGCAGGAACATTCAGGGCATAGCGTAGAAAATATGTGCTAGACTCCGGTGCATGGCCACAAACAACCTACCACTACAGCGCAGGAATGAAAGGCGTGCCCGAATAGGCATGTCACCCTATCAGGCGCCAGATCCTCAAAGCCAAGACATGAAGAAGGCTGTCCTTGACTGGATCGCTTTATCCCAGGTTCCAGTTATAGCAGATGCAGCCGGCCTACTGTCAGATGCAAGGATGTACCAGACTCAGCCTGAGTCAAGAGGTTTATTGAATTACGGACTGACCGCACTAGGTGTGCTGCCGTTCGTTCCATCCAAATCAATGTTCGGAAAAGCCGCTGATCTAAAACTTAAAGACCCAAAAGACATAGGATTGGGAGAGATTATAGAAATCCCCCAAGGTAATGGGGCTATAACATACGGGTTGCAGAGCCCTAATGGGCTCTCAAGAGCAACGATGAAAGTTCACGAGGAAGTGGATCCTGCCGGCAATATATACCTGCGTTCATCTGAAAGCACTATAGATCCAGCTTACCAAAGGCAAGGCCTTGGCACTTGGATGTATGATGAGATAGAGAAAAGGCGTGGCATTCCGTTTGTGCCAGACACCGCATTGTCTGAGGCAGGAGCCAGCTTCTGGGCAAATCGCAATCCAGAGCTTTTGCAGGGGCTGCTATCAAGCGAGAGGTGGTTTGAAAACAGCGAAACATTTAACGCCGTGGCTAGTGCGTTAGAGAATCGAAACATCAAGCCAAGCCTACCAACTGACGAGCAGAGGGAGGCCTGGAGAGCAGCCAACAAGGGTGACTTTAAGAAATATCAAATTCCAGATGTTGCACAAGCGGCTAAAGAATTAGAGCAAGGATTAATAAGTTCGGCGGAATATGATGCCGTTGTCAGGAATCTCAATCCAATTGAGCCTATAACTCAAGTCCCAGAAACGCCCACATTTTACGAAATGGGCGCAGCATTGGATTCTAACAAAGTCGAGAAGGGCATAATCGGTCTGAACAAGACTATACCTGACGGGACCATGGTTGGCTCCAGGCTAGATATACCTGCTTACAACAACTACAACACCTGGGTTGTCTCGCTGCACGAAGGTTCGGGTGTTTCAGGGAAATCCTTGGGATATGGTAAGACAGCGGTCTTAGACAATGTTGTTTTCAACAGCAACCCCAAGGCGGCACTGAATGTGGCTACCGGGAAGAAGGCAAAGGCTCCATTTGCCAGAATGAACGGCAACTGGCGTAACGTAGACCCAGAAGATGCCAGGGCAATGGCACGGCAATATATGAATGACCCAGAATGGGTCCAGGTAGGAATGAACCCAAACAGGCACTCATTCTTTTACGACAAGGCCACTGGTAATGCCTTAGATTCAGCTGAACAGATAGTCCAGATTGGGCCTCTAGTGCTCGCTAAGAATGCCAAGACTAGGCCACTAGAAAGCCCGCAGCACATGATAGATACGCCGACAGGGCAGCGTTTTTTTAGCACTGCAGGTGGCGGCCTTCTTATGGGTGGAGCCGTGGCCAGGCAGAGGGATGATGATAAATAATGGCCAAGAAGAAATCAGAGCAAAGCACATACGAGATGATGCAGGAAGGCAAGGGCATCAAGGGTACATCTATCGGCGGCGGTGCGCTCAAGCGTAGCACCATGAGCAAGGACCAGAAGCGCAGCTTCAAGGCTTACAGAGGGCAGGGCAGGTAATAGTGGACGGCCTAAACAAGAAATAACAACCCCCTCTAACGTAAATAGTGGCCTGTTTGGTGCTATACTCTGATCAGACACAGGGTAGGACCAATGGCTATAACTACATACACAGAACTCAAGGCAAGCATTGCAGACTTCCTGAACAGGGACGATCTGACGTCCGTGATACCTGATTTCATCTCCCTGGCAGAAGCCCAGATGGAGCGTGAGCTCAGGCATTACAACATGGAGAAGCGGTCTACCGCTGAGATAGACACCAGGTACTCAGAACTGCCTAGCGACTTCCTAGAGCCGATAAGATTTCACCTAGAAGAGCGTTCAACCAGGCTTGAACTCATGTCCCTGGACGATATGCTTGAGCTCAGGCAGAACACCAACGATTCAAGCGGCATCCCCACGAACTACGCCATCAGCGGCGGGGCTATAGAGGTTTACCCAACGCCTGACACAACATACAACGGGGAACTATTGTACTATGCCAGTATCGCCAAGCTATCAGGCTCTAACGCAAGTAATTGGATACTTGCCAGTCATCCTGATGTTTACTTGTATGGCGCCCTATTGCAGTCAGCCCCATACCTAAAAGATGATGCCAGGATGCAAATCTGGAGCACGCTATACGCTGGCGCTGTGTCTTCAATCAACACTCAGAGCAAGAAGGCTAAGTCTGGCGGTTCTGGCCTCAGGATTAAAATCAGGAGCTACTAATGTCCCTCACAAATACTTATGAAACAACTACACTCACTTGGCTGTTTACTGGTGATGCCGCCACTAGGCCGACAACCTGGTACATAGGCCTATTTACTAGCGATCCTGGCGAAACCGGATCCGGGACCGAAGTCTCTGGCGGTTCTTATGCCAGGACATCCGTAACCCTGACAGTCTCAGGAAACCTAGCCACTAATAGCGGCGCCGTTGAGTTTACCGCAGCCACAGCAAGCTGGGGGACTATCACCCACATCGGTGTTATGGACGCATCTACAGCCGGCACTATGATTGTCCACGCGGCCCTCAGCGCAAGCAAGACTATAGACTCTGGTGACGTATTTAGGATTCCTGCTGGTGACCTAGACATCACCCTAGACTAATGGCATTACGTCTTGGATATGGCACTGGTGCATATAGCGCCGGAAAGTATGGCTATCCTGAGGTTTACGAGGGGTCATCAGCCACATCCATAACGTCAGTCGTTAGCCAGGCTGACGCTACCAGGGTAAGGCTTGCAGCGGCTACCGCGACAGGACAGTTAGCCACAACGGCATCAGCCCAGGTTGTTAAGCTTGGGAGCGTCTCCGAGGCCATAGCGTCAAGTGTTACCGCTACAGCCCTGCGGGTACAGAACGCATCAGTCGCAGACACAGTAACGGCTACTGTCAGTGCTAACGGTGTCAGGGTCCAGAATGGATCTGCCGCAGAGGCAATCACAGCTGCTGTTACGGCGGTAGGGATAGCGGTAAGGAACGCGTCCGCAAGTGTAGCGCCGGCAGCCTCTGTTGCCGCCTCTGGTGAGCGTGTAAGGCTTGGGGCAGCATCAAGTAGCCCGAGCCTGGCAACGACAGCGAGTGCTGTAACAGTATTGTCTGCGTCATCAACTGTCTCGATATCTGTTATACTCGAGGCAATAGCGAACAGGGTGCAGAGCGCGTCCTGCTCGAGGTCGCTGAGTTCTAGCACAACGTGTTCTGCTAGATACAAGTGGGAAGACGATACAGAACCTAGCGATACATGGTCTGCGGAGTCTGACGGAGCGGTTACATGGACCGACCAGGAACTGAGCGCAGAAGCCTGGGCTGCACAGGCAGTAGCAAGTAAGACTTGGACTAACATAACTAACGCAAGCGAAAGCTGGACAGGAATATAGAGGCACAAAATGGCTGATACAACTACTACTACCTACGGATTGACCAAGCCAGAGGTCGGTGCATCTGACGACACCTGGGGTACTAAGTTAAATACCAACCTGGACAGCCTTGACGATCTGCTCGATGGAACCACTCCTGTCACCGGGATCGACATTAATTCAGGCACCATTGACGGTGTAACCATAGGCGGGACAACTCCGGGTGCTGGTACGTTTACTACTCTCGCAGGAACCACGTCAGTCGTTGCCGCATCTGATATGACGATAACCTCTGGGTCTATCGTAAGTGCGTCTGGTGCAATCTCCTTTGGCAACGAAAACCTGTCCACTACAGGCACTTTGGCCTCTGGTGCGCTGACTGTAACTGGGGTGGTGAACGCGAATATCAGCACATCCAATATAGGGTATATTGCGACAAGTACCGATGCCAACTGTTTTGTTCAAACCGTTGACAATACAGGAAACGCTGCGTTTGGAAATGCAGGTAATGATTTCGTTGTGTTCCCCGCATCCGCGTCTGAAAGATTCAGAGTAGCAAACAGCGGGCTTGTCACTGTTACCGGCAACCAGACTATAACGTCTAGTGAGACTACCGGAAACGCACTTTCATTAGGCGTTGGAAGCCTTACTAGTGGTGCTGGTATGTCCATTAACGCATCAAGCGCATCTTTTTCCGGGTTTGCACTTGACGCTACGGTAACAAATGCGTCTGCTACAGGAAGGGTAGCAAGGTTTTACAACGCTGGCACCGGCAACGGCATCTTCATAGACCAGAACGGTAATGGTGATGCGCTTGTAATAGACTCAGAGGCCGCAGGAAGTCAAAGCATAAATATTGATGCTGTCAATACTTCCAATCAAACCGTAGACATCCGAAACGCCGCCGCGCAAACAT